AAAAAAAGGGGCCTGTCAAGCCCCTATCTTTAAAAAAGTTCAGTTTTCTTTCTAAACTTGTTCAGCATTTCCCTTACATGGTCAGGCATTGGGGCTGCTTTCTTGGAATCTTGCTCGATCTTGACCAGCGCAGGGTCTTTGTAAACACTCACATTGACCATGATGTCAGGCACTTCAGCGCCATCCCACCGCATTTGGTTGATGTAAACCAAGGGAGCTGGAATAAAAGCGCCGCTTTCCTTCTTCCAATCGTTAGTTGTTTTCATCCAGGTCACATGAGCAATGATCTGCTCGGCCTGAGTGTCTAGCTTTAGTTTGTCCCATTTCGCTCTGCAAAGAGATTTAGCGCCCTTGCGTTGTGACTTAGGCCAAGCGTCCCAGAATTGTTCAAATGTCATTTTGTGCCTTTCGGTGCTTTGCCAAAGTATTGTTTTGTTCCGTCTGGATTGTCTTTGCGCAACACTGTCCACAAGTGGTCACGTTCAAGACGAGACAGGCGACTATGGGGACTTGTTGTCGGCAGGTAACGGGCAATCTCCGCTGCTGTCGCCCCCTCCTTGCGCGACAGTATCAGCTTCAGTCGAGCCATTTGACTGGCTGGTTTCTTGGACGTTGTTGACATTTGACTTTCCTTTAGAAAAGATGGCATTCCATCGGTTTGAAAACTCCTCTGCGGATACAGAGAAGGGGCGAGAAACTGAACCTTTGCTCATTTTGGCGATCTCCGAAAATCACGTTTCTTAGGTGTTGCATGGCCCACGTGGAAGAATCCACAATGCCCACAGCGATAAGCCTCCATTGGGCTGTCTCTACGCCGACCAACAATGACTAAAGCCAGTTCTTTTGTTGGCAGCTTGTCCTTGCCTTCGCATTGGCTGCTTGCGTCTGTTGTGTATGTCATGCTCGGCTATATGCAATCACTTGCACTGGTGTGTTGTAGTTGTTAGGCTTGCCCTTGTTCATGGACGCAGCAAGCTCTGCTTTGTTAAACAAGCCTTTGGCTGTTGACAGGTCAAAAGCATTGCCAGTTGATTTCTTTGTGCCACAAGGCCAAAACTCCGTCATGGAAACTTTCTTTTCAGACTCTTTGTTGTGTACAAACTTTTTACCAGTCAAAACATAAAAATGATTGTTTTTGCTCGTTTTGCCGATGCGCTCAGACCTTTCCAGCTTGATGTAACCTTCATTCAGTAACTCATCTCTGATAAGTGCTGCACCAACATCAAAACGCCAAAGCATACGCTTGGAAATTTTGCGGTGATGGTCGTTGGTCTTTGCGAGTTGCTCAAGGTAAAACAACTTAGCGAGTGATTTGCTCAATGTAAATTCTCCTGTTGAAAAGGTGTTCCAGCGTAGCAATCAGAAGGGCTTTTGTGGCCGCATCTACATCGCCAGGATGGTCTGTGTAACGAGTAACAAGTGAAACCGCATAGTCTAGCAATGCTTCACTGGCTTCGTATTCGTCTTTGTCGTGTGTGTTCATAGCGCAAAGATTACAGCAAAAAAAAGTCTTGTCCATTAGGGTTTGTACTAATGTTTTTTTTATTGCAGACCAATAAGATAGAGGCTCAACAACTTAGGAGAGTTCATGAAAACACAAGCCCTCAGTAAAGTTCGCAGCTTGTTCTGCGTTGATGGAGTGCCAGTTAGCACACAGCGACACAACTGCCGACAGTGGGTTCGATCCATTCGTTTCCTTGGAGACAAGTGGTTGTTGGCAAAACCAGTGAGCAAAGCACAATGAAAGTCTATCAAGCAATCAATAAAGTTCAAGCTGAACTTGCAAAACAAGGCATTGGCAAAGATCGTAAAAACCAAGCCCAAGGCTACAAATTCCGATCTATTGATGATGTTTACAACGTGTTGTCTTCAATACTTGCGGAGAACAATCTTTGTGTTTTGCCCCGCATAATTTCACGCGATCTTAGATTGGCTGAAACAAAAAGTGGTGGCTCAATGCACTACGTCACAGTTGAAGCTGAGTTTGACTTTGTTTCAAGTGAAGATGGAACAAAACACACTGTAAAAAGTTATGGTGAAGCAATGGATTCTGGCGACAAAGCAACCAACAAAGCAATGTCGGCGGCTCACAAGTATGCAATGTTGATGGCATTTTCCATCCCAACAGAAGGTGACAATGATGCCGATCAAGCACCGCAAGAAGTAAAAAAGCCAACATTGACCAACAGTCGCTTTAATAACGCAGTACAAAAAATCATTGCTAAGGAATACAGCGTTGAACAACTGCGCGACACCTTCACTTTGACAGCAGAACAAGAATCTGCACTGGTACAGGCTTTGGCAAATGCTTAAATTCAGAGCATCCTCTTTGGCTGAAATCATGACTGACCCAAAGGGCAAAGACGAAACTTTGTCTGTTGGAGCAAAAACAGCAATCATTAAACAAGCCAAAGAGTTTATCTACGGCTATGATGAGATCATCACATCAAAATATATGACTAAGGGTCTTGAGGTTGAAGATCAATCCATTGAATTGCTTAACTCTGTCTTGTTCACAAACTTTGTAAAGAACACTGAGCGCAAGACAAATGACTGGATTACAGGAGAATGCGACATTGTTGGCAATAACAGAATTCATGACATCAAGTCATCATGGTCGTTGTCTACGTTTCCCGTTCTAGCATCCCAAGGAGAAGACAAGACATATGAGTGGCAAGGTCGAGCATATATGATGCTATGGGACATGGATGAATTTGAAATTGATTATTGCTTAGTGTCTACACCAAAGCATTTAATCGGATACGAAAATCCAGCGATTCACAATGTTGACCACATTACACCCGAGCTACGGGTTACCCGAGTTCTTTACAAACGCGACAAGGCGCTTGAAGACAAAATAAAAAAGAAAATAGAGGAGGCAAACAAGTTCTATGAACAAATCATTAAACAAATCTCGAAAGAGCATGAAGGAAATCTATGAATAACATTACAGTCGCTGGTCAGCTTGGCCGTGACGCTGAAGTGCGCTATTTGCCTAATGGCGACCCAGTAGCAAACTTTACTATTGCCGACAGTCAAGGCAAAGATAAAGACGCTATCTGGTGGAATTGCCAATTGTTTGGAAAACGTGCTGAGTCATTGGCGCAGTACCTTACAAAAGGTCAGGCTGTAACCATTACTGGTAGCGTGAGCCAGCGCAAATACACAGATAAGAATGGTGTTGAAAAGATCAGCACAGACGTTCGAGTCAATGATGTTGCATTGCAAGGCGGAAAGCGTGAAGCAACACAACAACCACAACAACCACAACAACGTCAGCAAGCGGCAAAGCCAAGCAATTCTGGTGGCTTTGAAAACATGGACGATGACATTCCATTTGCCGACCCAATGAAGCGCCGTGCTTACGCATTAAGCGTTTGATTAACGGGGCTGAACATGGTGATAGACGTTATCTCTTGAGCCGTTAGTAAGCCCCACCTTTTTAACCTGGAGAAAATTATGAGTGATACAAACGAAATGACTTTTGGCGAAAAAGCTGTCGGACTGACTTTTAACCCAAGCAATGATGACAATGTATCTGCTTGCAAAGCAGGATTTGCCATTCTTATAAACATGATGAATGACTTACGCAACACGACTGAAAATCCAGAGGTCAAGCGCATGTGCAGTGTTGCAATAACAGAAGCGCAAACAGCACAGATGTGGGCTGTTAAAGCAATCACTTGGAAGTACTGATTAACGGGGGAAAGCGGATGCTGTTAGTGCCACTTCAATTGCGGTGGCCGTCATATGCAAACAGACGCAGCGAGTACCCCACCTATCAAATTTAAGGATGTATAAGGCTGTCTATTAAACTCCTTATATCTTTTAACATCTCAACAGGATAATTCCATGACTTTTACACTTGAACCAAATGAAGCCGCTTTTATTGTCCGTGTGCTTGGACAACTTCCAACAGAATCAAACGCATATCCATTGCACCAAAAACTTGTTGCTCAGTTCAAAGAACAAGAGGGCGAACAAGAAGTGATGCAAGTTGGAGGCACTGATTGATGAAAGAAACCCAATCTTTTGGCATGACAGAGTTCCAAGTCATGCAGTGGGCTCAAGCTCGTGGCATCTATGAAAACGGTACAGCACTAGGCCAAGCCAGCAAGACCGTTGAAGAAGCCTGTGAGTTGTTGGTAGCAATTGCCAAGAATGACAAGGCTGAGATTGCTGACGCCATTGGTGACGTTATGGTCACACTGGTTAACGTAGCAGTGCTGTGTGACATGGATGTGCGTCAATGCTTCTATAACGCTTACAAGGTCATTGAGCCACGTAAGGGTTACATGAATAAAGATGGCGTTTTTGTAAAGGAGTCGTGATGCTTTGCGATACTTGCGAAACAGTTGCCACTTGTTTAAAGTCTGGATGCAGAACAACAATTCATATTTCTGCACTTGATAAACAAGTATCGGGCAATCACTACAAAGACAAAGGCATCCAGCCCATTGTCTACATCCATGCAAATGATCTTGGTTTTTGTGCCGGGAACGTGGTGAAGTATGTGACTAGGTACAAAACCAAAGGCGGGGCTGCTGACATCAAGAAAGCAATCCATTACCTAGAACTGTTGCTCGAGCTGGAGTACAAAGATGGTAACACTGCCGTTTGATTACAGCAGGTGTGAGCCAGAGTTACCAGACTCACACTGCAAAAACTGCCGCCGATGGTTTCATCACCCTGAACAGGTGAACAATCCTTACGGTCAGTCTGTTGTCAGTGTGGAGTCCAGCAGCTCAGAGGCTTGCGTGTATACGCCAATCAGCTTTCTCAAGCGTTAAGCCATGTCCAAGCCAGTTTTTTGAACCTCTGCAACCCTACGGCCCCACCCCTTGCCAAAGGTGTCCCATGTCTGTAAGTCCATCAAAAAAGACAAGCGGCGTTTTGCATAGTCTTCAATTAACTGGTTTGTGTCAAAGGCGTTTACAGCGGCCAACGTCTTTGGGCCTATGCCACCATCAGGCTCAACACCAACACAGGCTTGCAGCCACTTTGCAGCCCTTCCTGGGCCACTGTTAACAGCAGCATCAAAGACAACGTAATCAACACCTGTTGGCAGGTCATCACCTTTGATCTTGTCCCAATACTTGACTTTGTACATTGGCCCGACAAGTTCAGGCGTTAGGTTACGCATAGTCTTTTCATCAACCTCATGCCCAACCCATTCTTCCCAAACACGTTTTGTTACGCCAAGGTTAGTCATGCCACCGGGATCAGCAGGGTGATTAACGTAGCCACCCTCATGATGCAAGATGGCTTTTAGTGCTGCGTCAAAGTTGTCTTTCATTTCTTGCCTTTCATGTCCATGATCTTCTCAAGCGTTCTGCCACCAAAATAAAAGCTCATGATGAGCATTCCCCACTGACCAAGCAGCTCAACATACGCTTGATTGGTGTTCAGATTGAAGGCCGACATCATGGCGAATGTGGAATAGGCCAACAGAATGAATATAAGGGTCATAGGACGGATGTTCTTGGACAGCCAAGAGTCAGACCCCATATCTGCCTTTAAGCGGTCTGTGAGGTTGTTTTGCTCAGTCTCAAACAGCTTGGTGTCGTTAGCCATCTTGGCAAGCTCACCGTCTTGCTGCATCTTCAGCAACTCAGCCTGAGCTTTTGCTTTGGCCTCTGGGTCAGGGATCAGCTTATCAATAAGTTGAGAACCAATACCTAAAATTGCAGTCAATGGGAACATGGTTTACTCTCCATAAATACGCAGTATATTTTTTGCAAAAGTGCGAAGCTCATCAAGGTCAGCCATGTTTTTCATTGAGTTTGCTTTGCGCGATATAACTTCAATGTTGCCTTTCACGTAGCCTTTTGATGAATCAATCCGATCCAATGATGTATTGCTCCACACCACTCCATCTCCAAGCAAGCGAGTAAGTGGAATTCCAAGATACTTGCAATGCGTGGGAATTATGATGTCGGTTACATCAAGATCAAAAGGGATATTTTTTCGATTTGCCGTAGCTTTTGCTTGCCATAGCATTTTCATTTCCCAATTTTCTGCGCGGTAACTTTCAATATTTTTTAAGTGATTTTTTTTGTTGCTAAGATAGTTGTTATTACGTTTTGTTTTCTCGCAAATTAAACAATACGGTCTGCGGGAGTGAATTTTTGCTTCAGTTCGTAACCGAAACTTTTTAGAAGGCTTTGCTGTATTGCAAATTTCGCATTCGCGATAAAACACCCCAGAGTCAAGTCCAAGCATTTGATGCTTGCCGCCAACATCAAGTAGGGCTGTCAGTGGGGTCATCTTTCACCTCTTTTGGTTCTTGTTTAACAACAGCACTCACGGCACGTTTACCCATGATGCCGCCAATACCGCCAACAATCAGCAAAACAATGTCGTTCAGCATCTTGGTGTATGCCTGGTCAATCGGAGCCATTGCTTTAATGGGCTGCTCAACAAACGTCACAGAGTAGAGCAAAGCGCCAACAATGAATGACAGGATCAGAGTGACAGCAACAACCACAAAAGCCCATATCCTGACTTCAATAGCGTCTGCTGATAGACGTTCACTCGGCTGGTTTGACTTGTTCAATTTGTTTCTCCAAGACAGGCGCAATGATGTATTCAGGGCAAGTTTGCGAAAACTGGCAAATCGGCTTTTGACAAAACTCTTTATGGAAGTTCTGCGGGTTTTGGCATTGGTATCGATAAGTAGGTTCACAGCCAGCCAGTAAAAACAGGATTAGGAAAAGTCGCTTCATTGCTTCATCCCATACATGACAAGGTAGACACCAAAGCCAACAAGCACAAAGATGACAACAATGCCACCAACAACAATTAGGATTTCAACAAGCTCTTCACGTTCTTGCTTGGCTCGTAAAGCACGGTCACGGGCAAGCTGCGCGTCAATCTTGTCCTGCTTGTCCATCTCAGCCACTCGGACCATGATGGAGTTCCAAACATCCATGTTGTTCGGAAAGAACAATCCCTTAACTTGCTCTTCAAAGTCTCTCTGTGCTTTCAGGTCAAGCTCGATTTGAACAGCTTGGCCCATGTTAGAGCCACCCTTTTTCTTGGCGACCTTCAGGGCTTTGGTGACTTCATGCTTTTGCTCAAAGTACTTACCGAGCAATGGACCCAGGCTGCGAACATCGTCCGCTGTTTTAGAGGCTTGCTTTATCAAGGAAACCGTTTTTTGAACAGCAGCCATTGCTGTCAGGGCTAGTGTGATCGGCTCCATTACTTCAGCACCTCAAAAAATACCTTGGCGCACCATACGATGAGGCCAACAACAAGGGCCGCTGCAACAAAGCTAACGGCCCAATCTTTCATGGCTTGTCGGCTTTACCGTCTAGCTTGTCAAAGATTTGCTTGAGGATTGCTTTGACCTCTGCAATGTCTGATCGATAGTCATCCTTGGCAACATAAACATGCGGCAAGTCGCTAACCTTGTCTTCTAGCTTTTGAATCGTGCGGGTCAAGTTGTTGATGACATAGACCGCCAAGCCCCCTGCAACTGATACGACTAAGTTGAAAAGCTGTTGATTGTCCATGTCAAAACTCGGCTAGAAAAGGTGGTTTATTTTACCAAGGTGTGCCAGCGGCCACAGGAGGGTTCTTCTGAGCAGCGATGTTGTTTGCCAGAGCGAAGTCAACAGCAGCCACGCCTTCAGCGCCCAAAGAAGCCTTCACCCACTCAACGACAGTGGCTTCTGTCAGCTCGTCATATGGGATCAGCGTTTGACCGGGTTGCTCTGTGAAGCCCACTGTGGAGTAGGTCGAGGCAGAGAAGTCGCCATCGGTCTGTGATGCGGTGTAATGCACGGTGACGACAAAACCTGTTGGGGTCAGGCGGTCCATGTTGGTGATTTTGAATGTGGTGGTCATGATGAGTCCTTAGTTAAGATTTGGCGTAAGCGCCGTGATACAAAGAGCGTGCTTCAGTTGCGACAAGTCCAGCCAACTCCAAGTCTTTGAAGTAGCCGATGATGTGACTTTTTCCGTCTTTCATTACTCGAACATACCAAGATTTTGCGTGTTTGTGCCAATTCACGCCGGGGTATCCGCTTTTATTGTTTGATAACGCAAAGCGATTGCATTGGTTTTGGCTTCTGTTTGCTGCCCTAAGATTTTCAAGACGATTGTCTGCCCTGTTGCTGTTAATGTGGTCAACCTCTGGAGGCAAATAACCGTGTTCAAGCAAGAAAATCAAGCGATGCACCTTATGTGATTTGTTCAACCATGTCACATAGCGATAGCCAGTTGGGTGCATTGATCCAGCCTCTTGTCCAACAAGGCATTGCTTGTTAGGGTGTGCGACCTTCTTCCAGTAAAGTTTGCCGTCACGGTACTCAAAGTACTCGGCTACAAGTTGCTGTGTCGTCATGCGTTTGCCAGTGTTGTCACTGTTCCAGATGAGCCACGATATTTGAGAGCACCAGCCTCAACGTACAAAGTACCACCAGCGATGTTTCCTGTTGGCGCTGTGCCGTTGTAAATCACAATGGCTTTTGCTGCGCTAGTTGGGTCAGATGTACCACCAAGCAACAAGTTACCAACAGCCGACAGGGTCAGCGCCTGAGTAAAGCTAATAGCGTTACCTGCTGTGCCGGAGGGGGCGGTGTACCAGAGATGTGCGCCACCTACTTGACCATATGCGGCAGCGAAGTCTGAATTGATATAACGGTTTGTCCCGCCAGTATCGTTGTAAAAGTTTGCCCCAAGGAATGTATCGTTAGCGCCGTTGTTATACAAAGCAGTGCTTAATACTTGAAATGCTTTGAAACCACTTGCCCAAGCACTCGGAGTAACCCCCAAGCCGAGGTTGCCGGAGGAGTCGATGGTGAGCCTGTCTGCTGCATTGGTTCTAAATACAAGGTTAGCAGCGTAGTTGTTCCCTAAATAAGAAACACCAGAAAACTGAAACAAAGCAAGTTCTGTTAAGGCTGCACCAACTTTAAAGTCCGTTGCCCTAGCAGAACCATTTACATCCAACTTATAAGCAGGCGAACTCGTCCCAATACCCAGACCTGTGCTGGTCAGGCGCATTTGTTCGGAGCCAACTTGAGTCCAGATAAAGCTACGAGCCGTTACGCCACCATCAGTTGAATCAAACGTGACACCAGTGTTTTCCGTTACCTTGACTGTGTACTCAGTACCAGCACCAATGGTTGCATTTTGGCGAAGACGCACACCAACCACACCATCAGCAGCGTCTACATCAAGCACGCCAGTAACACCAAAATTTGTCCCATCAAACGTCAGCGCAGACCCAGTGGTCAGGACTTTGGAGCCGTTGAGGTAGGGGACTGAATTTGCGGTTGCTCCAGACAGCGTTACAGCGCCAGAAGCAGACAGCGTAGTGAAAGCACCAGCAGCCGCCGTAGTGCCACCAATAGCAGTGCCGTTGATCGTGCCGCCAGTGATTGCTACGTTCGCCAGAGCATCTTGCTCTATTGCGTTGTTTAACTCAGCCCTGGTAATGGTCTTGAGTGCTGTTGCGCTTTGGTCGTAGATGAAAAACTTGTCATCAGAAGCGGTAGAAGCACCATCAATTGATGACAGACCAGAAGTCGTGACGTTAGCCAAGTTCTCTTTTGCAAGAGGATAACCACCAGCCAAAGTACCGTCATGGATGACAGCCGTGTCTTTTGTGGTGTCAATCGTGAGTTCACCCTCAAGACCAGTAAAGGTTGAGTGTTCTGCGGTAGTTCCGCGCCGATGTTGGACAGCAGTAGTCATGTTTTTACCTCTTGCGAATTATCTCATGTCAAAGAAAGTTTGTCAGTCATATAACGCACCATCAGCCACCATTGCAAATCTTGGCTGTTCTGAAACATTAAAGTTTGATCCAGAGGTTACGCTAAAAAAAGTATTTATCCACTCAAATTCCAAATTTCCTGTATTTGAATTAAAAGACGCACACAATTCATAAAAGTACAACTGAGATGTCGAACTTTTCCAAGTTGCGCTTTGTGGAGCAGGAAAATAAATTATTGGTTTTGATATTGCTTCACTGCTAGAAGCTAAAGGACTTGAATATGTTAGTGTCTTATTTTGATATGAAGGGCCATTGCCTACATAATTAAAACTGCCAATACTTGAAGCCCTAAGACTACTTTCTTGAGAATTATGTTGATATACTCTACTAACAAACAAACTATTATCTTGGGTTGTAAATGCTGGAGTTCCATCTGATCTCAAAACATTCATTCCAAAACCACTTGTAGGAACATTATTTGTTTCTGCAAATGCGTAAACAGTAGGAGCAGATGTTCCAGCGCCAGCCCAACTTGATGCGACAAATATAGTATCAACTCCATTAGTTTTTTCTACGCCAATAACAGATGATTTTTTTGGATACTCTGCGTGAACAAAGTACACCATATTTCTTGTGCCAGAAGAAAAGCTGTATCTGTAAATACTTGCTAAAGGCCAATTGTAAAGAGTTGTGCCAAAATAGTTATAGTAGTATGCAGGGAAATTTCCTCCAATACCTTGCACAGATACAAATGTAGGTTTCCCAACAAAAACCATTGATTTTGACTCTGATGTTATCAATAACCTAGAGTCATCGCCACCTAGATAAAGTCCATAGGTCATTTGACGAACACCAATATTGTCGCATTAGATGGCGTTGATCCACTATTAGTTGGAGACCAACTAACTATCGGAAGTTCACCAGAATAAGAAACTAAAACTTGAACAATGCCTGCTGGTGTAGCTGAAAATTTTTGCGATGTTGCATAAATTTCATATCCAGTTAACTCAGGATAAGATTTTGATCCAGTTTCACCACCAGAAACAACAAAAATATCATGAATCATTCCTGTAAGTTTTGAAGAATCTATTATTCTTCCATTGTCTAAAACAACTTTGAAACCATAGCTCATGCTGTTAAGTCTCCAATTTGCACACGGAGAACACCAGAAGAATCGTAAACTTTGATTGCTCGGTTTGTCATCTCCATTCGTGCGCCAGTTGTTGCTGTCTTGACATCAAAGTTTGCTGTTCCTACAAGTGAAATACTTTGAATCTTTGCCGCCGTGATTGCCGCATCTTCAATCTTTGCAGTAGTGATAGCACCATTGGCAATCTTGGCATTGGTGATAACCGCATCATTGATCTGAGCAGCAGAAGTGATAACACCAGCAGTTGCGAGCAATCCACCAGTAATTGAGTTGGCAGCAATCTTGTCAGTCTGAATCGCACCAGCCAGGATTTTCTCTGAGGTAATCGCATCAGCAGCAATCTTGCCAGCAGAGATAGCGTTTGCCGCAATTTGGTCGGCAGACACAGCACCTGCGGCAATCTTGCCTGTTGTGATTGCGTTAGCCGCGATCTGGTCAGCGCCAATAGCACCTGCTTGAACTTTTGCGGCTGTAATTGCTCCTGTTGCAATCTTTCCTGAGGTGATACTGTCCGCAGCAATAGCGTCAGCCGTTACAGCACTTGCCGCAATCTTTGCAGCAGTAATTGAGCCAGCAGCCAGTTTTTCCGTTTCAATTGCACCCGCAGCAATTTTTGCCGCGACAACAGCACCTGCCTCAATCTTTGCGCTTGTGATGGCGTTCGATGCAATAGTGTCAGCAGTTACAGCACCAGCAGCAAGTTTTGCAGTAGATACGCTACCAGCCGCTAATTTCCCAGTACTGATAGCACCATCTGTGATTTGCGTTTCAGTGATTGTGCCTGTGAGCTTAGAAGTGGCAACAGCAGCAATCTGATCGTTTGTAAGTTGACCAGTAACTTGAGCAGCCGTAACCGATGCAATCTGAGCAGCAGACAAAGTGCCTGAAATGTCAGTTGATGGAACCGCAGCAGTCCAAGCAGTGCCTGTGTAGCGATACAGCTTGTTGTCTGTTGTCAACAGAATAGTACGGCCTTGGAAGTTTCCAGATGAAGGCAGCGCAGCAACGATCTCAACAGGACGCAGTGATTGACTGAATGCCGATGCTGGAAGCGTACCTTCAAGATCAGCCGTATCAACACCACTTGTCCATGCAGAACCTGTGTAACGATATATCGTGTTGTCTGTTGTCAGAAATACAAGTTTTGGACCTGTATAGCCAGAAGGATTTGGCAACTCAGTAACAATCTTGACAGGCTCAATTCCAGCAGCAAATGAAGCCTCATCCACAGACCCAGACGTAATGCTAAAAATGTCATCAGTCCATTCTTCAGCAGTTGCATCCCAACGATACAGCTTGTTTGCTGTTGTGTCGTATTTGATCTGCCCGTCAAAGTCTCCAGTCTCAGGCAAGGTTGCAACAGGCTCAATTCCATAAGCTCCAGCCTCTTGGAAAAGATTGAGAACTTCTTGAGAGAAAGAATCAGAGTCAACGAACTCAGTTGTGGCAGATACTGCGCTTGAAAAATCAGACTTGTTGCCAGTACGGTCAACAGACTTCAACCAGTAATAACGAGTGACGTTAATACCAAGAGGCGCATCAACAAAACGTGAGCCACGCAAAACACCAGCAAGAGTAGCAGTGCCAGAGTTGTTTGTGGTGTTGCGATAGACCTCAACATAGTCAAAGTCTGAGACTGTCGGATTGACCCAAGTCACCACGATCTGTTTGTAGTCTCCAAATGCAACAATGCTAGAAGGCACATTCGGAGCGGTCTGGTCGCCATAAGTGATTTCGTTAGAAGTCACAAAAGACGAGCGAACTCCAAGCGTATTGATTGCGCGAACACGAACAGCGTATTCAACACCAGCAATCGCAGGAACAACCACATAGTATGGAGTCGTTACAAAGATTGAGTTGTAGTTTGTCTCGCCTGAAGTTGTTGGGTCAGACACAGCACCGTAATCAGCGAATGTGTCCGCAGTTCCAGTAATCAGGCCATAGTTATCAGTCTGTGTTGAGCTTGCGGTGATCGTGCCATAGTCAAAGTTTGAAGCACCGCGGATGTACTGAACTTCATACTGATTGACAAATGAATTTACTGGTGGAGTCCATGTGACAAGCAGACCAGACTGAGTAGCACCATCAGGAGCCAGCACGTTGGTTGCTGTAATTGTCAGGTCAGTAACAGGCCCAACTTGAAAAGCGTCAGGCAAGTTTGTATTTGGAGAGGGATCGTATGCCTGTTCTTCACTGGTTGACCAGTCAAAAACGTCTGTGCTGATTTCTCTCAAATCAAGATCAACGCCTGGAGCCTCATCCAAAGACATGGACATCGCCACAACTTCAAACGGCTTAGAAGACCAGCCCATACGGGTATTGTTCACATAAACAATGTCACCTACGTTGGCCTTAAGACCTTGCAGCTTCAGAGGCAAAGTCAATGTAATTTGTTGACGAGCCTTAAGAAGCTCAATCTTTGACAGACGTTGAGCCATCGTCACCGATGTTGTGAAAGGCAGTGTGATGTTCTTGTAAACAGCCTCACCGTTATCAAGTGCAATAAAGGCATCAGAGATCAGTGGAGGAAAATCCACCGACATATATTTGTCTTGAGCAGAGACAAACACGCCCTTGATACAGTTGAAGTTCTCACGGCGGCTGACAAGAGACTGAACCGTAAATCCTGAACGAAGATCGTCTTCATCAAATGTCAAAGTCGGTGTGTAGTAAGCGCCAGCTAGAATGCGCCACTTGCCACTTGTCCAGATAGCCTTACCAGCCATCGAGGTCAACATTTGATTGATGATGTCTTCCGGTGTTCCAGAAGTTGTTAAAGAGCCGTGAAGCTCATACTTGTTTTCTGTACCACCAGCGTCAAGAGTTACATCTTCATCACACACGTTAGCCGCGGCAATCAAAGCAGCTTCATCAATCTCATCGGCATAAACACAGCCAAGACCATAACGAGTGTTTGTCAGGTAGTCAGCAATACACAAGGCAGGGTTTGCAGACCAAACAGTTGTCTCTGAGCGAGGGTCATAAACCTTCTTTCCACGAACTTGGAAAGAGAAGTTAGGCATCCCACTTGGGAATTTGTCCTGGTCATACTCGAGGCGAATATAGACCACAGCACGACCACGCAGACGATGGTTTTCTGTCCACAAAGAATCAGACTCAGAAACCAAATCACTGAAAGCGGTTTGATCGTCAGTGCCTAGTTTTGACTGAATGCGAACCCTGTTGGCGTAAGAGCCAGCAGTTACGTTGCCACTGCCATCAATCGTAACTTCTTCATCGTTTAAATAGTATTTCTCAATTGCATCAATCTCATGACCAGCAATTGCAACGACAACGTGAAGGTACTTATTGCCTTCAGTGCCTTCCATGTAAACGATGTTTCCACCAACACGGGTACGACCATAGATGATTTGATGTGGCGATAACGGACTGCGAGCAGTTACAGTTGACCCGGAGTTAACACCTCCAGATGGGCTTTTGTTCATTGCCTGTGAAACAGCACCAAGAACAAGAGATGTGGTGAACTGTGTTGCAAAGAATGCTGATGCGCCAGTTAAACCAAGCGAGCTAAAAGTTGCACCAGCAACCAAACCTGGAGTTGCAATAAGACCAACGCCAGTAGCGACCAAACCTACAATAATCGCAGCTTTTACGGCTTTTGCCATTTATACACTCCATGCGTTTCTGGCAACGCTCATGCTGAAAAGGGTCAATCCGTCTTCAGATACTGCCGCCATTTTAACGCCAACACATATTCCAAGGATGATATTTTCGCCACTTTGGATCGAAACCACATCACCACGCTTGGCTTGCTTAACAGGCTTTGGCTCGCCTAATTCGATAGTTGCTATGCCTTCTACTCCACCAAACTTCTCAAGCCTTCTGATGGCCCCTAAAGCGGTTTTGTAGCCCCTGTATGGCTTGCCATGATCTTTTCCTGTCATAGCCTCCACAGCATTGACAGCAAACATGCAACAATCGTTAGTCCCCCACTCAAATGGTCCAACAGACTTGAAAAACTCGTTAAGCCTATGTTCCCAATTTTGAAGGCGCACTATTAAGCTCCGTCATTATTCGTTTGCGTAACTGGTGCGGCAGATGGTGGCGAAGGGTTAGCCTTGCCCCAGGTAATCTGCTTTTCCTGCAAAGAAGCCACAAATTCACACCCCAAGTCACCAGCAAAAGCCCTTTGCTGATCCTCGTTGGTATATCGGCTTTCTCTTGACCGTTGCAGGTCAATTAGTCGGGATTCATAAGACAAGGTAATTGTTGATGTATCTCCACCCTCTTGAATAGAAGGAACGTCAAGTTTTCCTTCAAACATCAAAATTGGGTCATCAATCACAACACCAGACGAGCTCAGAAAGCCCATGTGGACCTTGCCAACAGCACCCTGACGGACATCTCCCAAGACAAGAGAAATCAAGTCTGATGGAATTCCAGACATGCTGACAGTAATTCCTCTAGCACTTATCTCAGAGCCTTCAGATACGTTGGAGATTGCTCCAAGCGTACCAACGCCTGAATATGTGTTGCCATCCCAGACTAGATCGCCATATCCAGACCAGACATAAACACTGCCAGATGCAAACGAGCCTTCAAACAAAATGATCGGCTGCACCTCTGTTGCAGAGATCGCACTTTGTACGCCAGCAGAGATGTCACGGCTCATAACGCCTCCACACAGGCAAAGGTGATGCCGTAAACACTGGCCTCGTCAATCGAGTATTGCATTTCATTGGATGCCAAGCGCCATTGTCCTTTGGGTGACAAAACAGTGATCTGAGCGTTATCAGACGGGCTTGAGCGCAGACTAGGCCAAATGGTCAGAGTTGCATTGCCGCTGCTGTCAGAGTTAACGTCATCCAAGACTTTGTGCAGACGAGTAGCAGAGCCAGACCCCAACTGAATCCAGTCACCAGCCTTCAAGATTCCTGTTGTGCTGGTTGTCCAGCCATCGGTAATCAGTGAATCTCCAGTTTGCGAGCCGCCATTAACAAGAGGTGTGCCAGTCCCAACACCGCGAGGTGCAGTATTAGCTGGATCGCCAAGAAGAAACGTCCCATATTGCCCATTCATCTTCAACAAGAAAGAAGCGACTTGTTCGGCATCGTCACGCTTCATAGGAGGCAAGGATACTTCAGCCTCCCACGCTTGACCTTGATGCTTGTAAACCTGTTGCGACAAGGTAAACGGTGACTGAGCAACACCCACAACAGAGCGAGCGCGAATTGTCATTGACCGAATGCCAATGGAAGGGAAAGTTACGGGGTATGAAATCGGCATGATTACCTCATTGCAGCGGCATAACCGCCACCACGCATTTTTGCATCAGCAACAGCAGCTTTAGCAGCACCAGCAATCTGAGGCATCAAAGTCATGATCTCAGCACGAACTGTTTGTTGCACTCCAGTTGATACGTTGATATTTTGCACGACAGTAATACCGCCACCTTGCCCCTTTGTGTGGTCAACAACAGTCTCATTAGGATGCAGCATAGCCATGAAGCCACCCTTGCCATCCATACCGCCAGAGCGAGCGCCGGAGCCAGTGTAACCACCACCATCAAACGACTGAGCAGCAAGCATTGCTGTTTGCTGACTGCCTGGAGTTGTTCCATACTTCATTGCAGTAGAAAAGTTATTAAGGCCAGCGCCAAACAATCCAGACAACGGACCCATGATGCTTTGACGCAATTGGATACGAATCAAGTCAGCAATGATTGAGTTCGCCATGTCCTTAAAACTCAACTTGCCTGTTTGCACAAAACGGACAAGCGAATCTTCCATGCCACGCAAAGCACGGCTTGTGGCATCCTCGGTGAACTTTGCAAAGTTTGTGATTTCGTCAAGATAGGTCGTTACTCCAAGAGTTGCGCCCTTCATCATGTTCTCACGCTCTTTGACTCGCTCAACAGCCAACTCTTTTACCAATCCCAACTGCTCCTCATACTTGATGTTGGCAGCAGCAATAGCATTCAACTTGCCTTGCTCAGTCAAGTTATCAAGGTTCTTGATCTTGACGATTTCCTCGTTAAACTTCTTGGTCAACTGAAGACGAGAATTTTCAATAAGAGTCTGTTCAGCAGTTCGGAAAATGCCATCATTCTTGAGTTGGATTTGCTCCAAGATGATCTCCATATCCTCACGGTACTTATCAAGGTAATTCAGAGCTTTGTCACCAGCTTCAACTTGCTTTTCGTTGAGCTTTAGCAATTCCTGTTCTGACTTTAACCTGTCTTTTGTATTGTCCTTACGGATAGCATCAAACTCAGCAGAAATCTTATCAATTTCTTGATCTTGACTCTTGATTGTAAGTTTGCGATTTTCCAAAACAGTAAGATCATCCAACTGCTTTTTACTAGCGCCCAATCTTTTTGCTTGCTCAACTGTTAATGCAACCTCACCTTGAGTCAACTTCAGCAACTCATCATTCTGTTGACGCAAGAAGTCAGCAAGTTTCTTTTCAGCAGCCTCTTGTTCTTTTGTCTTAACAGGAGTTGCAGCAGGTTCAGGCTCAAAAAATCTGCGTGAACCAGTGCGAATTTCATCAAATTTTTGGTTCTGCAAAATTGCATTAAATCTATCTTTTGCTTGCTTGAGCTTGCTCTCTGTATCTTTAATTTGTTTTTCAACATCAATACCCAAGAACATTTGAGCGTTCTTTGGTTGCAACTGAAGTTGTTTCAAAGCAGAATCAAGTTTCAAAACCTCAGAAGCAGCATCAGCAATTTTTGAAGTTTCCTTGAGCTTGTTAATGCTTGGAACAAGTTGATCTATACCTTTACTGAAAGAAGTAATCCAAGATGCAATTGCAGATGACGTACCAGTCATCTTGTCAATAGAACCAACAGTCAGGAGTATTGAGTTGTTAACCTGGGTCAAAGATTGACCGATGGTTACAGGCATGTTCTTAAATTGATCTTCCACTTTTGGAAGACCTTTTAAGAAGCCATCAATAAACACCTGAGTTGTCAGCTTGCCTTCTTCAGACATCTTCTTGAGTTGACCAGTTGTCACACCCAAGCCAAAAGCAACTGCCCTCAAAATTTCAGGAGCCTGTTCCTGAACAGAAACAAATTCTTGACCACGCAAAGCGCCAGCCGAGAAACCTTGAGCCAACTGAATCAGCGCAGCAGAAGCAGATTGACCAGAAGCCCCAGAAACAACCAATGCCTTACCAATACCTTCAGTAAGAGTAATCAGCTTTTCTTGAGGGACAGCCAAATCTTTGGTTGCACGGGCAAGTGAAGAATACAAGTCAGTCGTTTGAGAAAACGCTGTCCTGTTGCTCTGTGAAATATCAAAAAGTTGCTGCTGAACACTGATGAAGTTTGCAGTGCCACCAGTTACGTTACCAAGCCGTGCGGTAACGCTTGTGAACTCGTCTGTCAGTTGCTTGAACTGGACAGCAAGACCACCAATAGAGATGCCAGCAAACGCAGTAGAAAAAGCACGACCAACAGAGGCCGCACTTTGACTTGTGCGTTGTGCTGACTTGTCAACTGAATCCAGCCGACCAAGAATCGCATTAAAAGCCGCGGCAGTTTGGTCACTGGCAGTTAGATCAAATCTTATTTTCTCATTTGCCATTCTTAGACCTCTCGTGCTGCAACTTAGTCCAGATTTGCCACTCTATGAACTCCTCAAGAGACATTTCCTGTTCAAGCTCTGATACTGTCTTTCCTAATTTTTCGGCAAGGAAAAACTTGAACTGTCTCTCATTAGAGTTTAGGAGTTTTTTTCCAACTCCGATGGATTCACCATCATAATTTGAGAAGCAATCCGAGCCAGTACACCAGCGTCAACTTGAGTCTTCAAAGACATCTTGTCTTCAATGGTGAACAGACTGTCACCCTTCTCGTCCAAAGCCTTCATGACCAACAACTCAGCAAGCATTTCGCTCTCGTTGCTGTTCTTGGTAGCCATCTGCAACTTACCCTGATCTCTCAAAGTAAATGGCTTGGAATAGATAACGAATGGACCTTTCTCGTCCCCCCACTCAGGCACTTCAATGCGCTTGATCTGGAGGGAGTTGAAATGATCTTTTGCTCGATCAATCGCTCGCATTAGCTGGCAGTGCTAGTAGCCAAAGCACCAGTGCCCTGGACAGTGATAGAAGCCTCAACCATTCCGTCAAAGGAACCGTTGATTGTCTTGCCAGTCACAATAGCCGAGCCAGAATAGAACGTATCGCCAGTGCTTGCGCCTTCTGGATAGAACTTGATGGTGACTTCAGAGCCAACAGTCAAAGCACCTTGACCAGTCGTGTCAGTCTCGTCCCAAAACACATCCACAGAGCCGCTAAACGACTTCAAAGACGATTTGTAGGTACGCGAAGAATCACCCATAGTGGTGTCTTCAATTGTGTCCGCAGTCTCGCTGATCGAGTACGAACGAATTTCAGCCACGGCGGTTGTGCCAACGTGAACTGTGCCCTCAGAACCTGCGTGATTAGCCATTTCTAGCTCCTTTAAAGATGATGATATTTTGCCACATTAAGCAGCGGATTCAACCTCGTTTTCACGGTTCGTGTAAATTACCTGTACCGTTAAACGCCCAACACCAACTGGTTGCTCCCCGCTTCCGTCAAAGTCTGCTTCAAAAGCAATTACCTTGGTGTCTTTTGCATAGCCCCCGCGGGTAACGTCAGCAGCTAGTGCTTCTTCTACCTGTGCAGCTATCGTATCCAATGTGTTGTCAAGGTTAGACACAGCAGATGCGTATGCCTCAACAACAACTTCCAGTGTTCGCTCTTGCCTACGAGGTAGGCTGATAGTCGTGTACTCAGTTGTCTCAGCCCGTGTATATACACACAATCCTGGCAGTTTCGATTGCTCAAGAGGGTAAATACGAGTCTGATAAACGCGAGATGAAGTCGCAGCCAACCCAGTCACGGTGGTGACAATGTTGCTACGGATAAGTTGTCTTAGGTGGCTCATTGCTTCTCCAAGACAATAAATGTCATCCCTGTACCGTCATCTTGAACCACACGGCTCAAGTAAGTGACTCCAGAAACAACGAATGTGTCACCCTCAGTAGCCGAGGCAACATCAGATGTTCGAACCATCAACCGCGGTTGCTGCATGGCAAAACCAACCATGCCACCACCATCAACTTCAGCATAGTCATTGTCAAAAATGCCAGTGATCGTAGCGGCAGAGCCACCTTGAACAGTGTATGTAATGCTTTGACCGAAGTCAGCCAGCATTGCCAAACGATCAGCGGCAGTTTCAACCATTACAGCACCTTTTTAGGACGACCACGCTTGATAAGCGGAGCATCAGAAACTTGCAAGCCAACTGATGTATTTGCCAAAACCTTCTCTTGATAAGCGGCACATCGACCACTCTTAATCAGGAGCTTGGCTTCACGTTCTGGCAACTCAACAACCTGACCAGCGCGAGTATTACCCACGCTAGTCATGGTGTTACGCACGAATTCAACTTTCATCGGAACACCCCCGAGATTTCTCTCGGAGGCTCCCCAATCAGAGGATTTCAGCATTAGGCGATGTCTGCGTCACCCAAGCAGAACGACACGGCGTGACGGACAGCCACGTCAACCGACTGCATTGCAACGATACGGACAGTGCCAGTAGTCGAAGCAGTGTAGGGGTCAACCAGGATGTCCAAACCACCCCACATGCCGATCAGCAAGTCGGAGAAGTTACCGAAGTAAGCATCACCAGCAGCAACTTGGTTCGACACAATGGCGCGATAGCCGTTGATCTGACCGTCTTGCAGCACGAACTGACCAGAGCCGCTGTCTTTGGTAGTGGTCTTCAGAGCACCAGCCATCGAAGCGTTCATGATGTAGGCCAAGTTGCCCAACAGAGCGTTGTCGGTGGCAACTTCAGTCTCCATGCCAACGATCTCAGCGAAAGTTGGGTTAGTGGCAGCGAAGTCTTTGGTGTTGATGCCAGAGGTGGCGCGGATACCAGTAGGCTGACCGTTAGAGCCAGTACCAGCCAAAGCACCCAGGTCAATTGCCAAAGCCAGAGCTTGAGCCAAGTCGTTGCGGATCAGGCTTTCCACATCGGGCGAACCTTGCATCATCAACTGACGAGTCACATCAGTGAAAGCGCCGACAGTCTTGGGAGCCATAGTGATCGAAGTGATCCCCATTTCGCTCTCAGCAGCAGCAGAGCCTTCAGCAAACCAGCCACCAGACGAAGCAGAAGACTTCTTAGGAATCTTCACGTTGCCAGACAGACCAGTCAGCATGGTTGCACCAGCTTGCATCACGCTAGAAGCGTTACGCAGAACGTCAACGAATGCGTCAGGACGGAAGTTCTGACCAACCAGACCAGCGTCATCAGAGCTGTTCAGGTCACGCTTGTCCCATTGACGCAGAACGTCAGCAGGAACCAAGATACCTTGAGCCGATTGACCGAAGGCGCGTTGAGCGGCTTCAGAGCACTCGAATTCAAAGGCAGCAGCACGTTGTGCGGCGCGGTCAGTAGGGTTAGCCAAGGCGTTGATAGCACGCATCAGGCTGAAGCGTTTAACTTCAGTCTTGCTCATACCAACTTCTTGCACGGGAGCGTCAAAAGCGCGGCTGTCAACAGCCACTTGCACAGAGTTTTCCATTTTGGTTTCCTTTGGGGTTGCAACTTCAGTTTCCACGGCGCGGATTTCTTCAGTCACAGTTTCGGTAATTTGCGGTTCTTCAACCACAGCTTCAGAGATGACTTCCTCAAGATTTCGACCCACGCCTACGGTGACATCCGCAGGAATAGAAACGATACTTGCCTCCATCGGTCGCCACGCAACAGCGCGATATGTCCGACCGTCTTTTTCCTTCTGCATCTTGCCGATGGAATAGCCAATCGAGACATTACCGCGGATGTTGTCAGCAACATCACCGTACACCTCTGAAGCCAATGCGCTCTTACCGAAACGCACTGTCGCCCGCAACTTGCGAGCCGAGCCATCGAGGGACACGGATTCAATCACCCCAATCTGCTTTTCAGGATCATGGTCCAGCAGCAGGGGTGCACGACCAGAGTTCAGAAAACTCAGGTCAATAGATTGTTCGGAGTGGTCAAGCACCTCGGAGCCATAAGAACGCTCCACAGGTGTCTCAGACGAGATTGCCATGCGAACACGGCGGTCATCTTCAACCACAGCTTCCATTGCGTCAGAGCGTGTCAGGCGTTGAGCCTCCCGGCGTTCTGCAACAACTTCTTCAGGAATAACGACTTCCTCAGAAATCACTTCCACAATTTCATCAGTAACGGGATTTTCCATCACAGACCTTTCAAGTTCGTCTGATTTTAACAACTCTTTTGTTTCAGGAATAGTGTTTTCTTCCATAGAGCGATCTGATTGGATTTTGGCATATTCTTTATCTGCCCAAGACTTACCAGCATCACCACCCCAAAGTGACCACGCAATACGACCATTGGATGGATAACCTTCCTCGCCAGGACTGAAGCCTTCAGCCTGTTTATCAACTTCATGGCGAGCAAAGAAACTGACCATCCTGCCAATAGTGTCATCAGACAAGTCACGACCATTTACGATGTCTCTTGCTCGAGCAATGCCAACTTCTGTGCCGCCACGACCAAACTCATCACGCCAGTCAAGACCGCGCTGTGCTTCTTCCTTCATTGACTGATTAGGCACTGGCATCATCTACCTCCGCTGGAATAGGAGCCTTGTTACCAAAAGGCTGGAAGGCCATTGACAAACCATATCGAGCAGCCATTTCTTTCTCTGCTTGAATCTGGTCAAAGATTTCTTCAACATCACGACCTTGCTGATTTGCAATGTCTTGCATCGACAACAAGCCGTTTTGTAGGCCAACGACAGAAGCATTCATCTCTTTAAGCGGGTCCACCCACTGGAAGCCACGAGCGCGGAAAACAGTCGCCTCTGCAAACTTGTCAAACCTGCTTGCAGGAATGTTAATCACAGAGTTCTCCATGATGCTCATCAAGAAAGCACGATAAACAGGCTCAACAAAGTGCTGAATCAGGAAGTCTTGAATGATCTTCCATTGGTCGCGATCTTCTAAAGCGCCTTGACGGATAGATGAGTAGCTCACTCCCTCAAGGTCATTTGCCAAAGAAGTGTAAGAAACACCAAGACCCGAAGCAATGCCGCGGAGAATTGCCTTCTCAAAGTCGGCAAAAGCAGTTGTTGGATGTGTTGGGTCAAACTGCTGGAACTGAACACCATCAGGCAACTGGTGGAAAGTACCGGGTTCGGCTTCCATGATCGGCACTTTATTGTCAGTGTCGTCAGGCGTAAACCCATCGCCAGTCGGAGATGTGAAGAAACCCATCTTTGATGCGCCAACACGGGCAGCAACCAACTCAGCCTCACGATAGCCATTCAGCATCTTGAGGTCAGCAATGACAGGAGACATCCAAGGCGCACCGCGAGTCTGCATGGCACGTTCTGGCAAGAATGCGTGAATCATCTTGTCAGCAGGAATTCTGTTGTACGACTTACCCATCCACATGGTTGAGTTGTCGCCAGGGTGCGCTGTAAACAAGTGGTAAGCCACAGGACGGTTAAACGAGTCCAACTCCACGCCCATGCGGATACGATTACCGTTTGGCAGTGTGACGTTGTATTCCTCGTCTAGCAGGTCAGACTCGATGAATTCCAGAGCAAACCGGAAATCATTTGGGTACTTCACCAGACGCACCAAGACCTCGCCATCACGAACAAGGTTTTCGATGAACAGTCGCTGTGCGTCAACCCAAGAAATCTTGCCATCAACAGTGCATTGACCCATGCGGCCCCAACGCTTCCAAGCAACCTCAATCGAGTCATTGCCAAGATTGTCCATAGCGCCGTTGTCATTACGGGCTTTTACCTGCAAAGTCACGCCTCGGTCACCAACAGTGTTTGCTTTGGCAAGACTGATGAATCTCCGAGCATAAGCATTGTTGCGAGTCAGGTCACGACAACGATTTCGCAAAACCTTCAGAGCGCCTTTGATTTCCTCATCGGCAGACCGTGAAGATGCAACAAAGTCAGAAAACAATCGACCCTGATTTGCGCCAGCATAAGCTCGCTTCTTCAGCGGTTTCTTGCGAGAGAAAATATCTAAGATACCCATTTATTAACTCCCAAACCGCACTTGAACTGTTGAGCCAGTCGCTTGCTTCTTACGGATACGTTCAGCAATCACTTCCTTTTGGAACTCTCGCTTGTAGTAATCACGGGCATCAAGCAAATCTTTGAAAGACATCTTGTTCAAACTGCGACCATTGATTGTGTAGCTCGCAACATCAGAATCTGCTTTGCCAGACAAGATTGACTCGATCTTGCCCAACATGATCTCAGCATGAGTGCGAGGGTCAGCACCGTTAACGTCAAGGTCAGCAACACATGTGAAATAACCTCGGTCAATGATTATCCTGTTGCTGTCGGAGTTGCGAACAATCTCCAGTTGCCAGTGATACAGCCCAACGACAAAACCAGCAGATGTTGCACTGGATACAGTGAACAAATAGTCTGAACCGCTTGCAGTTCCTGTTACTGCAATCTCTGTATTGCCACCACCAGTAATACGAGCCACATAACTAGCCGTATAAGCAGTGTTTGGATAATCTGCGCCAATATCGGTGCGCTTCCATTGAAGAAAGTCGCCTGGACTGACTGTTTCAGGTTCAGTCGTTGGAGCTTGCGTAACATCGAAAAGGTTAGCCATAGCCACCCCATAGTTTCATGAATTTTACTGATTTTAACGCCATCTGTTCACAAAGCTACCCATATTTTTAGGTCGCTGAATTGGCTTTTGCTCTTTGACCACCTCTTGCGCCTCTTTTCGATGACTCATTTTCATAGCCAAGCTATTCAAATTGACATTCAATAGAGCCAAAGCAGCCTTTGCATACACACGAACGTCAAGCGCCTCGTTTCTTGTCCTGATCTTTACAAACTCACGCCGAGCAAAACCTTTGTGGTATTTGATCTTGATCTTTTCAGCAGTAAGTTGCTTGTAATACTCAGGATCGCGGCCTTCAGGAAAGTGACAGTAACCGGGTCCAGGCTCAGTGATCTTGAATCTTGAGAACAACTCAGCCTTCACCGTGTCAACCCCAACAGGGAACAACTTGATCTTACCGATGTTGTTCTTAGATGGCTTGCCAACCATCGGCCTTCCCTCTCCACCTACACCCTTGATTGCAAAAACACGCTTGGCCTCTCGAGTCGAGACATATTTGTAAACAGCTTGGGTGTGATGACCACCAGAGTCAATGCAAGTAGCCCTGACAACCATTTCTTCACCAAATTCATGCTCATACACTCCATAAAGAAACTCATCAAGCTCTCGCCAAACAATCGGTCCAGAGGGGTCGCCATGAATCGTCTTGTAGGCAATAGACCAAGATTCTTCCTCTTTACCCCAAGCAACAATCTCAGCCTCAAGTCGATCATCCTGAACGTCAACACCTGCCGTCAGAATAAGCCCGTCAGAAGGCACGACATCACCCCAGTCTTCTGCCCTCTCGGACAAAGAGTAATCATCAACGCCTTCACCGTCTTCTTCCCAAGTCTCAGCAAGGTACGTGTTAACCCAAACTCTCAAGGTCGAAGGTTGCTTTCTTGCCGCAAGGAAGTCTCGAACTGCGTCTTCCAAAGGAATCCAAGGCGAATACAGTCCAGAAACACAGAATCCAGCGGTCTTGGAGAATTTCTCAGTAGAGCGCCACTCACCGCGGCGAACAGCACGAGCGCGACTTGCATCATCCCAAATAGAGCCGCAAGACTCACAAGCATAACCAGCACTCTCAGGCCTATCAGCATCAAACTGAACTTGGCTCCATTTGAGCGTCTGCTCATGACCACAGTCATGGCAAGGAACGTAATAAAGCCGCTTGTCTGATTCTTCATACGCTTGCTCAATTCTTGAAGCACCCTTGTTTGTCGGGGTAGAGACAAGAATGATCTTGCGATTCCAGAATGTAGCCGAGCGTTTACGAGCCAGCGTTACTGGATCACCCTCTGAGCCAGCCGATACAGGAAATCTGTCAACCTCGTCACACAAAACAATACGAATAGGACGGGAAGCAAGAGAAGCAGGACTGTTAGCCCCACAACCCGTAACGTGACCACCAGGGAAACTCTTATGCAAAGTAGTGTTGCCCGAATCCCGACTTCTAGGGTCTTTGACAAGACCTTGCAAAGCAGGAGTGTCACGTAACATAGGAGCCAAACGGTCTTTTGACCATGTTTGAGCCATGTCGAGCGTTGGTTGGACAACCAAGATAGGACTTGGGTCTTGGGCGATGTGGTATCCAACGACATTATTCAAACACTCCGATTTACCCATCTGAGCGCCCATCATCAAGACAACTGTCTCAATCGCAGGGTCAGAGATAGCGTCCATGATCCCACGCTGGTACTCAGCTCGAGATGTCTTCCAAGAACCAGGTTCAGCAGAAGCCTCGGGACTTAACTTGCGAAAAGTATCAGCCCACTCACTGACCGTCAGCCTCGGCGGAGGTTTCAAACGCTTCCTCATCTGAGTCGAGATCGCTCTCCTCAGTGAGTCCTGCTGAATCCTCTTGATTGATTCCGGCAACTTCATTTAGAGCCTCATAGATAGCATCGTCAAGGATGCCTTTGATTTCTTTGATGTCTTTTGCAGTGTAGACAAGTCCAGCCACCTTTGACGGGATAGACAACATCTTGGCACGGAAGTTCGATAGCTGCTCACCAATCTCGTCAGCAACTCGCTCGATCTCCACAACCCTGCCCTGCTCCTTCAAGAGTTCTAGCTCTGCCATGCCAGCCTCTGCCGCCATCTTACGCCGTTTTCCCTCCTCGAGGTCAATAGCGTCTTGGTTGCCAATCAGGTCGCCAACCTTCTTGCGCTCCATCCAAGCAATCACATCAGAAGTTTCGTAGTCCGAACCACCCCTTCCCTTGCGCTTGTTCAAGATAGGAAAGGTACTGTCTTTCTGCATCTGCGTCAGCCACTCCTCAGAGCGACCAATGATGTCAGCCAGTTGCTTCTTGTTAACAATCATCACTTCTCCAGTTGCCTATTTTTTAAGCAGTTGCCTATTTTTTAAGCAACTTTCTGTCTTTTTCAGGTCTGTCTTAACTTTACACCAAAAATCCTTGAACACAAGTACTCATGCTGTGTTGCTTAATTTTTAAGCAGTTAGCTTTTGCCTATGGGATACAAAAGACTGATTGTGAAAACCTATCACTAGACTTTTACGGGGGTGCGAATAACCCTCAATCGCCGTTTGGCCCAGAGGACCCGCGAATGTGGATAACTTCGGCCATTTCGCGCAAAAACTGTGGATAACTTTGCAGATTTTGGCCCGAATCGCTCGAATCGCCAGGTTGTTCACAGGTTGAATACAGGTTATCCACAAAATCCACATAATCCGCCCCCGTTTTGCGAGTTGGTTTTCTCCCTGGCGTTTGATTGATAACCCCGACTTAATCCCCGCCCGGTTTGGTTGTCGTTGTCGGTTGGTTTGGCCCCAGCTGATCCCCGGGTTGTTGCATGCCCGGTTGTTTGCCCCGTTTGGGGCCATTGGCGGGGCGATTGTTTGCACCTATATAAGACAACCCAGGCGGGTCAACCCAGCTGCACCCTAACTGTACAAAATTACATTAGGGTTTGTCCCTATAGAATTTTTTGTGGACAACTGCGACATTTGATGCACGGGTTGACGTTGGCCCGGGTCATTTGTAGGGGTTGATCATGTTTCATCAAATTTTTGTCGGGTTAATTTGCGCGTTTGGGGTTGTTTTGTTTGCTATTGGCGCGCTGGGTTTGGCATTGGGCATCGGCCCGGTTTTTATGTCGTTGGCAATGGCAATTATTGGCGGGTTTGCTGCAATTGGTTTTTCTGGTTTGCTGGGGGATTGATCATGTTTTTCATTTTTGACTGCGACAACAACATTGTGGGCAATCCTAAGGGTTACAAAACGCACCGGGGCGCGCAAACACAATGCAACTTGGACAAAAGCAAACCAACCAAAACGATGTCACTTTTGTGGGATCGATTCCACGCAAAAGCCCAATTGACCGGGGTCAAAAGCCGAATTTATTCGATCCGCTGGGTTGACTGAAAAACACAATAGGAGAAAACAAATGCAAATTAAATCATTCAAAAACGCACCTAAGTTTGCAAAGTTGCAGCAATTAGCAATTGCCGTGCAAACGGGGGATGATCATGTTATCGCCCGTGCTTTGCTTCAATTGCAGTGTGACCCGGACTTTTCCGGCCCGGGTTGGCAAACCAACTTGAACAAATTGGCAAACGTGTTTGCTAGCAAAGCCCCCGTTTTTGCCGTGTTTGCGCTGGGGGGAAATAGTAAATTGCCGTTTGTATCGTTTTCCACTATTCCCGGGGTCACATGCCCCGGGGCGGGGGATTGCATCACGTTTTGCTATTCCTATAGGGCTTGGCGATTTCCGGCCGCATTTGCGCGCATGATCCAAAACGCCTATTTGATGCGGTTTGCCCCGGATCAAATAGCTATAGCGTTTGCAGCGATTGCAGCAAAACGGCCCGGGGGGTTTGATTTCCGTTTGTACGTTGATGGGGATTTTGCAACCGGGGCCGATGTAGCGTTTTGGATGTCGTTATTAGCATTAACCCCGGGCGCACGTGCATACGGGTATAGCAAATCTTTTCATGCATTGCTGGGGTTTGACGTTGTCGGGGTTTGGCCCACAAACTATCAACTTAACATTTCCGGGGGTCACAATGCCCCGCAAACGGTTGTTGATGCGGTTAAGCAATTGCCGATCACCCGGGGGGAATTTATCGCGGTTTCGATTGGGCGCAAAGTAAAAAGCACGGATCATGGCACCCCCAGCACGAACGCTGCAATCCGGGCCAAATTTCCGGGGGTCAAGGTTTTCCCGTGCCCGGGGGAATGCGGTACATGTACGGGGGCGGGGCATGCATGCGGTTTGCCCAAAATGAAAAACCGCGTTATCGCGATTGCAATGCACTAATGGGGCCAACAATGACCAATCAACAAATTTGCGATTTTTACGACAACAACCCAAACCTTACATTAGCCCAATTAGCGCAAATGCTGCGTTTGTCGGTTGACCAACTAAAAACAATCCTACAAACCCCGCCCCCCGTGCAAACGTACGGGAGAAACCGGGGCCGATCCAACAACTACAGGGGATGATCATGGGCAAATTTTCTGACATCGATTTAGAATTGACGTACGGGGCAAAACCAACAACAACCCCCCGGGTTGGATCTTTTGGGGTTTGTTTGCATGATCCCAACAACCCGCCCCGGTTTTTTACGTTGTTGCAGCTGATTGGAAATATTGGGTTGTTCGCCCCGGTTGATGACCCAGGATCCATCCTACAATTTGACGTTTGCGATTATTGGGAATTGACGTAAAACCAAAAAGCCCCCGGGTAAAACTGGGGTTTTTTTGGCTTTGCTAAGTAAGTGAGCGCACACTTCAGATTTTGGCCCGTTTGCGGGGTTGTTTGGGTTTTGCTGGGGATTGGCCCGGGTTGGTTGTTTGGCCCGTTTGCGGGGCGATTGGCCCCCAGCGATTGGGCGATTGTTTGGGCGGGGGTTTGGCCCCGGTTGGTTTGGCGGGTTTGATTGGCCCGGGGTTTTGCTGGGGTTTGATCCCTGATTGTTTGTTTGGCCCCGGTTGATTGATTCGGGCGGGGTTGATGCAATTGGGGCGGGTTTGGCCCGATTGGTTGATCCGGTTTGCTGGGGCGATTGGCGGGGCATTGCAGCGATTGGGGCGGGTTGGTTTGTGGGTTGACCCCCGACAATTGGCCCGTTTTGGGTTTAGTTGGGGTCAAATTTTGCGGGTTTATCGGTTGGGGTTGTCGGGTTGGTTGTCGGGTTATATGATAATCGCCCCGATAATCGGCCAATATCGGTTTTGGCTGCGTTTGGTCAGGTTTTCCACATAATCCTGTGGATTTTCTGTGGAAATGCCGGTTTTCTGTGGACATTTTGCGGTTTTCTCGGCGGTACCTGTGGACAACCTGTGTAAAGCCTGTGGATCGATCTGTATAACCTGTGAACAAGCCAAAAATGGCAAATCGAGCCAGAAATTCCCAAATTTTCCCCTATAAAGTGCCCGTACCAAAATTTTGTGGAAGTTCCAAATTTCCAAATTGGTACGAAAATTTCTCTCTTTGCTTCAGTACCAGCGAGTTCCCTTGACTGTTGTGTCAAGAGTTCTCTGAATGAAGTTTTCTCTTGCTTGAGCTAACTTGAGTGGAAACTGGTCTTTTGCTGTCTTTTCTGCCACGCCGTAGAAGTCGTAGCGTTTGCGATAACTTGCCTTGGGTGCAAAGAACATGACTGGCTTGATTGCCGAGCCAAATGCTGTCTTGTATCGCGCCCAGATGCCTGACTTCAAATGCTGGACTTTTTCTCCTGTCTTCCAGCTACCTTGTCCAACCCGTGATTCGCCCTTGCGAGCCACAAAATATCTGGCTTTGTAGTTCTGCTTGAGATTACGGGCTTTGGACTTCTTTGTCTCGTTCTGCTGCGATCCAGACAGGTAGAACGCCTGAAGCTGCGACAGAATTTCGACAATTTGGCTGGGAGACATATTCCCGTAGGAATTTCGTCTTACCCCTGAGCCTGGTGCTGGAACTGTGATTTCGTTTGTACCGAGTACGCCAATACGTCTGAGCATGAACTCAAAACGCTTTTGTGGACGGTTTCCACCGTGTATTTGGGGTAACAGGTAATGGAAGTTGCTGTCTGAGTTCTTGACCGCAACGTAAGCCTCAATTTTCGCCAATGTTGCGTATCGGTAGAAGATGCTGTTCAGGGTGTATCGAGTTGGTCTGTCGAACACCTTAGTCATCTCTGCTCTTTGGGCATCCCTGATCTCAAATGCTGTTTTGTTGAGTGCAGACACAAAAGCAGATACTTGGCCCTTCTGAATCTTCTTCAGGGCAGTCTTTACTGATGAGATGTTGGAGCCAAGTTCAAGCATGAACCATTATAGGAAAAAAGACCCGGACTGGATACCGGGTCAAGACTTAGCTCTGTTACCCATCTTGGGAGACACAAGACGCAGAGTTTAAGCGAGTAGATTTTACTATCGGCCTTGCTCTCTTGAGGACAATCTGCTTTGCAACAAAGTCAGCCATGTCCTCAAGCTCTTTGACGATAGAACTTTCAAGCTGCAAATCGTGAACATCCATTGCCAAGTTCACGGCTTGCATCTCTGGACCACGGAACAAGAACTTTTCCTTCTCAAGTCCTCTTGATGCCATCTCATAAAGCGCGTTCTGTGCTTCTCTGATTTCTGGCAACCAATCTTTTCCCTTGCCGTGAACAGCGTAAGCCTCACACATATTGAGTGCTGCGATCAATACGTCTATCTGATCCCTGTTTCCACGGCCTTGGACCACCTCTGTTAGTGCTGAATGGTTCTTAGCCTTCAGAACCACAATAGCATCACCCACGCTTGCAACTGGCTTCATTCCTGCCAACACCCAATTAACTGCGTCCAGGCGAACACCCTTTGGTTTGTATTTGCTTTTTTTTCTCATGATTTCTTTATTGCCATAACGGCACACCTTTGACAAATGTGGTCTTGATCTTTGCGATTTTTCTGGCCTGTGCTTTTTTCAAGTAACTTTTACGGCTTCTGACCTCTTGAGGCTGTGAGCTTCTTGGTTGTGCGTCTTCGCCCTCACCTAGTGCGTAAATCTTGACACGGTTACGGCCATCAGTCTGGTCTGAGTAGGCAGCAACGTAGATCAATTCTTGCGCTTTCATTTCGTTTAGCAACCTGCCAACAGTCTTAGGGTTGCACTGTGCTATTCGAGCCAAATCCATTCTGCTGTGTTGGCCTTCTAGCAAGGCTTTGAATACTTGTACTGCTTCTGTAATGTTCATGTGTTCCCTCTTGCTGCCAACCATGCGCCAAACTTTGCGATTTCAGGGTAGTTCTTAAACCAATCCTTCGCCGCTTGTTCATTAAGCGATTTAACGCCATGCTCAAGATCAGACTGAACACACATTGACCACTCGTCTTCTATTTGCTCACGCTCATCAGCACGGACAAGGGCTTCAAAGACCAAGAAGTTGTCAAACAAACCGCCAGCTTCCAACCCTGTCATTCCAGCTTCACGGGCCATGTCTATCGTGTCTCTCATTGGACTTCCTCAATTTTTTCAAAAGTACACCAAACAGGCGAACGCCAACCGCCAACATAAAGGTAACCAGTCATTCCGTTACGTTTAATAAGTTCATATCGTTTGCCATTGGAATATCCGTAAATCATGACTTCATTTCTTTCAGCATCTCTGCCCTGCAATCGTTCCAGCCTTGGATGTATTCCAAAGTTTCACTTAATTCAGTGTGGTGTATTGCATCAGGCACGGCTAACTGTGCCGCCTTGCGCTCCTCCTCCAGCCGCGCTGCAAAGCTCTGTGCAACCCAGTCAATAAACACCTTGGCGCTTTCTTCTGCGTCACCAGTAAACACCATCTCAGGGCCGTTAAAGTCCAGCTTGCCGATCTGTTGGCCGTTGTTGTGAAAGCTGATGTTGTAGTCGGGCTTGATGGTTCCAATGGACAGGATTTTTCCTGGCACGGTGTACTCAGTCCAATTAATTTCTTGCTTATCCATTGTTCTTGCTCCTTAATTTGGCTTCGATGGCTTGCACAACCATTTCAACGTGGTGCGGAGGAATGACAAACAGTTCCAGCATATGTTTGATTTCCTCATCCGTCAGCCCAACAAATTGCCGCTGTGCTGCGGGTGGGGTGGTGTTGAATGGCGTCAAAAGTGGCTTCCAGTGAGTCGGTTTCCACGTATGGCTCCAATTGCTTTTTGGTTCACTCCAGTTCCAACCACTTTCTTTTGGCCCCTTCCCCGACTTCCATGCGGCAAAACCCGGCGACCCTTCTCCATAAAAATTCATTTGCGTTTCTCTGGCCCCAAATTTTTCATTCCAGCCTAGAATTTTCGTCCCGTCTTGCGGCGCTGTTTCAATCGGCATCCACGCCACAGGCTCCTGCACAGTAGGCTCTGCAAGGGCTTGCTTGATGGCATGTCGAACATACTTGCGCTCATGTGCGTCAGTTTCGATGTACTCAAGACACATCTGCAATGTTTCGTCTTTGGTCATGATTCGCTCCTCGTTGCCAATGGCGTAAATTCTTTCTTTGGAATCCATCCTTTGTTGCCGTCCTCAAGTTCGACCATGAACTGATCGCCTTCTTCCTCAAGAATGCGGCAACGCCAAAAGCAATCTTGCGTAGCAGGGTTTCGGCCACCACAAAAAAATCCCGTGTATCCAACTGGATTCAATGCAAACCCGCTGTTTTGTTTTGCTTCGTCTTTGGTCATAAACAACTCCTCAATGTCATCAAACCAAGCATCAGCACGATGAAGGCCCACAGTGCCCAAGTTACCTGCTTGTTTACAGGTGTGTCTTTATCAAGAACTTCTTTGGCTTGTCGGATACGCTCTTTACGGATAGCGCAATGTCTGCCTTGTTGGCAGTCCTGGTTGCAGCAGTTCATACGTTATTTTGCTCAAAGCTGTAATCAGACATGGCGGCCTCTGCTTCCATCTCTAATGCTGTCAGTTGTTCTTTGGAAAGAATCTCTGTTACGTCAGTGCCGTAATAGTCAACGTAATCAAGATTTGTGTGAATGCTTTCACCGTCTTCGTCAAAGTCTCGATCAATCTTCATGTGAACAGTGATAGCGCCACCGTTCAATGTCGTGTTGTATTTGAATTCTGTCATACCATTCCTTGGTTAATGAGCTTCTATTGTCTAGCGGCTTATCAACTTTGTGTATTAGTGGAAACCCTTAGAAGTGTCCAATTAAGCAATTCTTGTTGTGTGATGCCGTAGTGCTTTACAAAGCCTTTTGTTCCAAGTCCATGAACACCTGTGTTGCCTCGATGGTGTTCAGCGCAAAGTGGTATCAGCGTTTTGTAATCTCCCTTCCCCCATCCTCCGGCTCTCAGGTGATGGAGTTCTACGGGTGCTGGATCGTGTGGCCCATGCAAGTGATGGCAAAGAGCACAACCCAATTCAGCGACTGCGTTCTTGTGGGTCTTTTCATCTTTAGTCAAAAGTCACCCCGTTTTCTGCACCCCAAGCAAACAGCCATTCAATGAACTGACTTGACTCGTCTTTCTTGAACTTGCGTGTTTGCAATCCAAGCTGAACAATTCCAGTGCCATCAAGACTAGGAACTAGCTTGCCAGTGCTAATGCCAACCTCTTTTGCAAACTGCCAAACAAGGAACCGCTTCCAGTCTTCTGCGCTCCACTTTGCTCCAAGATGGCTGGCTTGCTTTGCAATCTGTCCAATGATGGAGTGATACATCTCCTCCTGGTCACGGCTTTTTGATTCTTTCTCTATCGTCAACACTAGCTTGTTGTTAGCCAGCAAGTAAGGTTTAGCTTTTTGCCAAACATCTTTCAGGACTGTGTGGGCCTGTTGAGCGTTGTAGAGGGTGACTTTCATTCCAGCTCTCTTGTTTCTATTGCTTTCGCACAATGTTTTGCCGCCCATTCAGCAACTGGTTTCATGTCTTTAGATAAATCATTGCAAATATCAGCACAAATTTTGTTTTCTTGTTTTATTGCTGTTTTTACAAGATTAAAAATCATCAGTTGTCCAACGCTATCACCATCAAGATCAAAATACTCCATCAGACCTTGATCCCATAAAAATTTTTCTAATTGATCTTTTGTCACTCTAGCTCCTCCTTCACGCAAACATGGACGCTGGAAATCGTGTCAAAGCGTTTTGTCACATGAAGACTCACCACTTGGCGGTCATCTAGATACACAATCCCATTCATTGCATCAAGGATTTGCTTTGCTACGTTATCAATGTCACCGAGGTTTGCTCCTGTTGGCCTCTCAGACCGATTTAAACAGGCCATACGGCGTTTATTTGAGTAGCTCTGGGGAACAGCATAGTTAATGTAAATATAGGCCGCAACGGGCGTTTCTAGCGGTTGAGCAGACCCCATTGCTGCCTTTGCCATCAGCGCCACTTCTTTTTCGTAGGCCAGCGATTCTTTTGGGGTATAAGCATGACCACGCCTAGTGACCCTTGCTCGTTTCTTTGGGACTGGTTGCCCGTAGACAGAAAAGATTGTTTGGAAAGTCATTCAAGTTCACCAGATTTAAGTTTGACCATGTAAGACCGGATTCGCTCAACTGATCCAGTGCCATATTTGCGTTCTAGCCACTCAATTCGAACAGGTGTAAGCACCTTTTGGCCTGTTGACTCCCAAGTCCTGAAAAGAACTCTGGCTTCACCCAATTCAATCATGTATCTGTCACCAGAGTCTTGTATCTGTCTGCGTGTCATGGGTAAGGCCACAGTTGAATCAAGCCCCACTTCATCTTGGGGTACTTGCGGACAATGTTTGTCTTTTGAAGTTGGCTGATAGTTGCCCACACTTGCTTTGTTGTCCAGCACGTGATTTCTTCAATCTCTTTGCTGGACAGTTCACCGTGTTCAAGTAAGCGTCTTAGTGCGTATGGTCGTGTCATTTTTTTTCCTTCATATCCTTCAGTATTTTTTCAACACTGTCTTTAGTCTCAAAGTACTTTTCAATTGTTTCAACAATGTTTTTTATACCACCGTGCATTTTTATAAATAGCTTTATTAAAAACCATCCCCAAAAAACACCAAGAGCAATTGTTGATATTTGATACTCGTACTCTTTCATGTGTTTTTCTCACGCAACTTTTCTTCAATAGCACGACCATAATCTTGGTAGTAATACACTGGACCCATCTCAAGATGCAATTCCTTGTATTCATCGTCAGTCAAACCGATCCATACGCGATCTTGCAAAGTAGACTGTTTAGCCGATGTGCAAGGCATAGTAAACCTGTAATCAGGTAATTTAGGGCATTTGCAAGTGCTGGCAGCACCCAATGACCAGCGTTCTCCACAAGCGTTGCATTGTCCGTAAAACATATCAGTTCCTTTCAGTGTGCTTTTATTGTCCACAGCTTTTTCTTGTTTGTCATTGGTACTTACCCTATGTTTTATTTTTTTGAGCATAGGTGACCCCCGAGACTCCCGACCTGTACCGATGTGTACTGTCTTTATGAATCTCTCAGCCAACCAATTAAAGGTCTATAACCAAAAAAGGTCCACTGCTCACTTGATGCCGTATTCCATTGTCGAGCGCCCGTTTCGTGGGCCATGCGCTGAGTGTCGGTTTGCTTGCTCGTTTTTGTGGTCGCTACGGAACGCCACGCCGCCGGGGGTCATATAGCGGCATCGGTTTCTTGAGTACGGCCCCGACATTGGCCTATTAGCTAACCCGCTCTGAGGGGTACGGCAGAAAGCAAAAAACCCATTGGTGAACGAGCTTTAGGCTTGGTTGCCGCATAGATACAGTGCTAAACCACGTATACCTAGCTTTGACGAAGCCCGCTCACCAATGGGTTTGCGGTTATCGCTGTTTAGAGCTACACCGGGTTACCAGTCCGGTGATGTCCCAATTATACAGTATAAAAAAAGGGGCCTGTCAAGCCCCTATCTTTAAAAAAGTTCAGTTTTCTTTCTAAACTTGTTCAGCATTTCCCTTACATGGTCAGGCATTGGGGCTGCTTTCTTGGAATCTTGCTCGATCTTGACCAATGCGGGGTCTTTGTAAACACTCACGTTGACCGTAATCTCAGGAACTTCAGCGCCATCCCACCGCATTTGGTTGATGTAAACCAAAGGAGCTGGAATAAAAGCGCCGCTTTCCTTCTTCCAATCATTAGTTGTTTTCATCCAGGTCACATGAGCAATGATCTGCTCGGCCTGAGTGTCTAGCTTTAGTTTGTCCCATTTCGCTTTGCAAAGAGATTTAGCGCCCTTGCGTTGTGACTTAGGCCAAGCGTCCCAGAATTGTTCAAATGTCATTTTGTGCCTTTCGGTGCTTTGCCAAAGTATTGTTTGGTTCCGTCTGGATTGTCTTTTCGCAACACTGTCCACAAGTGGTCACGCTCAAGGCGAGACAGGCGACTATGAGGGCTTGTTGTCGGCAGGTAGCGGGCTATCTCCGCCGCTGTCGCTCCCTCCTTGCGTGACAGTATCAGTTTCAGTCGAGCCATTTGACTGGCTGGTTTCTTGGACGTTGTTGACATTTGACTTTCCTTTAGAAAAGATGGCATTCCATCGGTTTGAAAACTCCTCTGAGGATACAGAGAAGGGGCGAGAAACTGAACCTTTGCTCATTTTGGCGATCTCCGAAAATCACGTTTCTTAGGCGTTGCATGGCCTACATGAAAAAATCCACAATGCACACAGCGATAAGCCTCCATTGGGCTGTCTCTACGCCGACCAACAATGACTAAAGCCAGTTCTTTTGTTGGCAGCTTGTCTTTGCCTTCGCATTGGCTGCTTACGTCTGTTGTGTATGTCATGCTCGGCTATATGCAATGATTTGCACTGGTGTGTTGTAGTTGTTAGGCTTGCCCTTATTAATGGACGCAGCAAGTTCAGCTTTGTTAAACAAGCCCTTAGCTGTTGAAAGATCAAAAGCATTGCCTGTTGATTTCTTTGTGCCACAAGGCCAAAACTCCGTCATGGAAACTTTATTTTCAGACTCTTTGTTGTGTACAAACTTTTTACCAGTCAAAACATAGAAATGATTGTTTTTGCTCGTTTTGCCGATGCGCTCAGACCTTTCCAGCTTGATGTAACCTTCATTCAGTAACTCATCTCTGATAAGTGCTGCACCAACATCAAAACGCCAAAGCATACGCTTGGAAA